AAACAGACAATATATCAACAGTACGAGTAAAAAGACAAATGACAAAAGAAGTAGCGAAAGAGGAAATCGACAAGACCCTAGTTCAAATTCTCATTGAAAACGACATAAAAAAGGGCAAAATTAGCGAATTAATCAAGAAAGCAGAAGAGAACGCAAAGACTACGAAAGACTATCTTGATATAATGCGTGAAATCAAAGCTATATATTCGCCCGTTGAGTCGCACACAGTCACAGAACGTATAGATTTCAAAGAAATCGACAAAAACGCAGAGAAACGAACAACACTAAAGCGTACCAGTCAGATGTAGATATTGCGAAAATGGAAGATTTTTACGGCAAAACATATTTTTGGGCAAAAAAAAGCCCGACTTTAGCCGGGCGTTGAATGAATTTTATCAACTGCTTCAATGTTTTCTATTTTTTAAATGGCAATTATTTTTGTTGGCGGGAAATATTTTTCATATTCGGAGTATTTGCCCCGTCCTTTCCAGGAAGATTGCCACCCATCTACATCACGGAGGTAAAACCAAAAAGCGTTATCATTTTTATCGACGATGATGGTTTTTGCTAATTTTAATTCAGCAATAAATTTGGTTTTTTTACGCATTTGTTTTTTAGCTTGCATTACCTGTAACTCCGATAGAGCATAGTTTGCGTCTTTTGATGTTAATGCGCTTGCACAATCTAAACCGATCTGATATCTCAAACCGTTTTCGGATTCAATAATGGCAACATTTTTAATTATGTTGCCGCAATTTTCGCAATTTGTTAGATTGTCTTCATCTCCAACTATGAGATTAATAATTTTATATTTTTTGTCAATCGGCAAGTTTCCCTGTATAGCCTTCATTTCACACCTCTTTAG